TATTTTTTTTATAAAATTAAAAAATATTTAGTTTATTTCATATTAAAAATCTTTATTATTATAATGAAAATTATTATTGATTTAGAAAATTTACAAAAAGAAAAAGAAACAGAAATAAACTTAAATGAAATAAAAGAAGAAGTCTTAAATAAAGAAAAAAAAATATTAATTTTTAAATCATTGTTGTTACTTGATGAATATTTAAAATGTAAAATAAAAAATTTAAATTATGAAAGTTGGATAGCAAATAATAAATTAAATAATTATTTATCACCTGAAAAATTAGAAGAATTTGAATATAGAATAAAAAATAATAATCAAATAATGTTTTATAATTTAAATGAAATGAAAAAAATAATAAAGGAAAATAGTAATGATATAATATTTTTAAAAGAATTAAAAGAAGTTTATATATATTTGAATTATCCTAATATATTTTATGATGTAATAGAAGAAATTGATAATTTAATGGTAAATAAACAATAAATTATTTAATATTAAATTAATATATGTTATTTAATTGTAATAATTTCGAAATTATTACAATTAAATTAATTATAATATATTTCAATGTAAATAAATATAACTTATTTAATGTTAAATAAATAATAATATAGATTATTTATTTAAAATTTATTTTTTTTCTGATTTTTTCACATAATCTCTTTGTTGTGATACACTATGAGCCATTGCTTGAGCATCTTTCTTTTGTTCTTCTATTACATCTTCGTATTTTGATGATAAATATATATGACGTAATAGACTACTACCTATTTTTCGATCGAATATCGAATTTAATATTCTTGTTATACTATTTACGCTATTAAGAGGTTTTGAATCATAATAAACTAAAAATGGTTCATTAGTATTTTTTAGCATTTTACCTTTAATCTTTGGATGATATTTTAAATACAAATTAATAATATTCATTAAATTTTCATTAATATTTTCTTCTTGTTTTCCAAATTTTTTTTGTGTTTTATATTTATTAAATATAAATTTAGAATCATTAATAACTAAATAATTTTTTAAATCATCACCTGGATTTATTTTTACTACATTCATAAATTGATAATCACTATTTCTTCTTGGTGGCTGCATTGTATAAAGCGATAATATTAAATATTTTAATATATCGTTATATTGTTTTTCATTAATTACTTTTCCTTTTATTTTTTCTACTTGTTTTTTTAATTCTTCATTTTTCTCAATTACCTTTTCCCATTCTATCCAATTTTCACTTTGTTGTGGTGTTTTTTCATTTTGAGATTCTTGACTTTTTAATTCTTTGTTTTTATCGATCATTAATTTAAAATATTTATCATATAATTTTGTTTTATTTTCAACATTTAATACTGATGATATAGATATTAAATATAATCTTTTTGTATTCTCACGATAATTACCTAATTTTGACATTATATTATCAACATTATTTAAAAATGATAGATTTTTTAATGGTAAATTATCATTTAATTTTTCTAAATTGCGTAAATATAAATTTATTGAACTTTCACTAAGTCCTTTATTTTCTAACTTTTTTTTTAACTCTTCTTTATAGGTCGTGTTATAATTCATTATAATAAATTAGATTTTTTATATATTTAATAATAAATAAACTTATATGAAAATCTAAATATTTATTATTAGTAATTAAAATATTTTTATCTAAATAAAATTAATATTAACATGTCTTGGAATGAATCATTAAATATTAATAATTTAATTTATAGATTGCCTAATTCTATTACTTCGTTAAATACATTAAATGTATCACAAAATAGCACCTTTATGTCGAACTTAAATATCAATGGTGTGCTTAGTGCAGTTACGGGTGTTGTTACTCTATCTATTATTACAAATGTTAGCACTTTGAATGTCAGTGAAACTACAAAATTAAATGGATCTACATCAATTATTTCTTCATTAAATGTTAGTGGTAATGTTAATTTAAATTCTAATTTAATAGCTACTAGTGGTTTATCTAATTTTGACGATGTGATTATTAATAATAATTTATTAGTTAGTGGTTTATCTAATTTTCAAGATATTTTAAATAATGGACCTTTAACTAATCTTTCAAATTTAACAATTAGTGGACCTGGTGTTTTTGAATCATCATTATTAATAAAAAATAATATTTCAGCTAATACTAATTTAAATGTTTCTGGAAATGCTATTTTAGAATCCGGATTACTTGTTAAACAAAATCAAACAAATTTAAGTTCATTAAATGTGAGTGGTCAAACTAACTTATCAGCACCTTTGAATTTTATTAATGGACCTAATATTTTGAATAATGGAACGCCAGTTATATATCCTAATTCTAATGATATTTACTTTGAGAATTCAGGAACCGGTAGCCTTGTAGCACTTCATCAGGCTAATGACGGACCTACGAAGCCTGTTTTTAAAACATACACTAATCTAAATGGTCCAGATGGAACATATAGCCAAGTTGTAAAAGACTCAATAAGTCCCTCTAATAATGATGACTTAGGGGGTTGGTGTTATATTGGTAACAATTCAAATAATCAAAAAAAAGAATACGCAAGAATAAATGTAAATTCTGATTCGGTGTCAAATAATACTGAAGTTGGTTCAATTCATTTTCTTAATATGAATAACGGAAATTTAATTGAGAATATGAATATTAAAAATAATGAAGTCAATATTAATAATAATTTAAATATTACTGGTTCTTCTATTATTGGAAATTCAAATGTTGGAACTGGAAAACTTAGAGTTTTAGGTTCTAGTTCTATTGCAGATTTTAGAGGAACAACAGATGAGACATTTATAGCAATAGGAAATAATAACACTTTATCATCAGCTATTTATTTGGGTTATGAATCATCAACAAGTCAATTAGTAATTGGACAAAGAGCAACAACACGATATATAATGATGAATACTTCTGGAAATTCTAATATTGGAATTCATACAAATAATCCCCAAGCTACTCTTCATATTAGTGGTTCAAGTATTATTAATCAGAATTTAACTTTATCATCTATAACTAATGCTTCAGTATTAGGAACAAATAGTAGTGGTCAAATAGTTGCATCATCAGCCCCAACCTCATTGACAATAACAGGTGATTCTACGACTAATAGTAATTTATTTTTACCATTTACAAATGCTTCAACAGGTTCTATTAATTCTTTAAGAGTAGGTGGTGTTAGTTATAATCCTTCTCAAGATACTTTATATTGTAATAATTTTGATGGAGTCGCCTCCAATGCGTTATCTTCATTTAGTACATTTAGAGTTGAAGTTAACTCAAATACAACAGCTACAACATTTAGAAATGTATTATTAACTGATTTCAGCGAAAATTTAACTAATCCATCTAAATTAATTACAATTGACGGAAATACAAATTCTTTAAGCTACCAAATTACATCAGGAACATTATTAACAAAAAGAATGAATGCTATCAATGGTTTAAATATTGGAACTACATCGGGTTCATCTATTTTTAATGTTCTTGATTCAAATAATATTATTGGGTCATTTAGAAAAACTACTAATACAGGTGATGCTATTATTGAGGTCGGTAGAAATACTACAGCATCAGCAATTTATGTTGGATGGGAAGCTAGTAATCCAACAGTTGGTTATCGTGCTACTGCACCTAATATTACTCTTAATACAAATGGTTCTATTAATGCCACAGTAGCTGGTCCATCTGATAGAAGAATTAAAAAAGATATTCGTGATATTGATGATGGTGAAGCTCTAGAAAAAATCCGTTTATTACAACCCAAAAAATACAAATATATTGACAATGCTCGTGTAGGTGATAGGGATGTATACGGATTTATCGCTCAAGAAGTTAAAGAAGTCCTTCCTGAGGCTGTTAAATCTGATGTTAATTACTTTATACCAAATATTTATTCTGAATTTGATTATAATTATGAAAATAAAATTATTCAATATCCAAATCATAATTTAACAAATAATAATTTAATTAAATGTAAATATAATGAATTGTATTTTAATTCAGAAATTGAAATTATAAATGAAAATGAAATTAAAATATTATCAAATGAAAAAATTTTATCAGATGTTAATTTAAATAAAATATTTATATTTGGTATATGTGTTAATGATTTCAATATGTTAGATAAAAATTATATCTTTGCAGTTAATGTTTCAGCAACTCAAGAATTAGACAAATTATTACAACAAAATACACAAATCATTAATCAATTAAAATTAAGAATTGAAATTCTAGAAAATGAAATTAAATTATTAAAAGGTTAAGTTTAATTAATAAGAATCTAGTATATTATAATGAATATAATTTATAATATATTGTATTTTTTAAAAAGAATTCTCGATAAGATGGGTGAAATTATTTCATCTATTATTATGTTTTTAATATCTCTATGCATCTAAATTTTATCAAGATTATTTTTAAACGAATTTGATCGCTCTATTTCAATTTCTCCACCACAACATCGAGATTTTCTAATCTGCTTTAAAATCATTATAAAGCTTGTTATTAGAGGCGTGAAAAAACTAATAAGTGTATTTAAAATCAATAAGGTAATATTAATAATAAACTGCTGATCGGCATTAATTCCTATTATTGTATTATTCATTAATATTAAATAGAAAATTTAATTTCTATATTTTTGTAATGAGTAATAAATCAAAAAAAAAATTAAAAGTTGATAAAAATATTTTATCCGATCCATTAGATGATTCAGAATTACGAACTATTTTAAATAATGAAGCAAAAATTATACGATATGCTGATTTAAAAAATTATAATGATATTGATGAATTATTACCAAATAATAAATCAATGGTTATTTTATTATATCAATGGGGTCCTTCTATTGGTCATTGGTGTTGTTGTTGTAAATTTAATAATAAAATTTTATATTTTGATTCATACGGTGGAATAGTTGATGAACCCTTATCATGGAATGATATAAATAAAAATAATCAATTAGGGCAATATAGTAAATTTTTATCAAATTTATTTAATAATTCTAATTATGAAATTTTATATAATCCTATTCAATATCAAAAATTAAAAAATGACTTAGCAACATGTGGTAGGCATTGTTGTGTTTTTCTTTTATTAATGAAAGAATTTAATATGGGATTACATCAATATTATAAATTTATGGAATATATGAAAAAAAGTTTAAATATGGATTATGACCATTTAGTGTCTTATTTAATTGATAATCAAAATTAAATTTTAATTAATTAGTTTTTTAATTAAAATCTAAAATTATATAATGGTTATAGATGATGGCTATAGATTACATGCTGTTAAAATATACAATATGAATGAACCTAATGCAGTTCAAGAAGCTAAGAAAATTATTAAAAAAATTAAATTTTATAGACCTTTGAAAAAAAATGGTTTCTCTTTTCGTGTAATACCAAAAACTAAATTTATACCTAGATTTTATCGAACTAAAAAAATTAATGAAAATATTAATTTAATTTATGGTAAATTGAAAAAAGAATTTTATAATGATTACCCAAAATTACAAGGTGATGGTATTATAGATAGTATTTCAACATTAATACGTGGTGAAAAAGATTTTAATAATATTTCAAAGCGTACAATCTCACAATATGGAGATAATCCTATTTTTAAATTAACCATATATAAAACACCAGTTACTAAAATTGCCCAAAGTTTACTTAATGTAATAACATTAGGTAAATTAGAAGAAGCAAAAAAAAAATTAAATTATGATGATGTTTTTCATATTGGATTAATTGCTGATATAGGAAATAAAAATATTGTTGTTGAAAAAAACGAAGTTATTAATATTAGTACATCCTATCCAACTAATGAAAATACAGAAAAAATGGATGTTCCAATGAAAGGTAAAGAGGGAAAAATTACTATTAATAATTTATTATTAGGTGCTCGTCAAAAAATGGGGGAATCAAATTTTTTTGATTATGACGGTTTTAATAATAATTGTCAAGTATTTATTAAAAATATATTAGAAGCTCAAAATTTATATAATGAACAAATTAATAAATTTTTATTTCAAGATGCTTTAAAAATATTAGAAAATTTACCTGGTTATACTCAACCAGTAGCGAAGTTAATTACAAGACTTGGCGCTTTCTGGAATAGATTAATAGGCAAATCTAAAAATATAGCTATTAAAACTAAAAAAGATAAAAAAGAATTACAAAATATTATAAATGAATATATAGGAACGGGTGGTGCCAATTATACATACGGTGAAGTTGCTAAAACTATTAAATTATTAAAAAAAGAAATTGAAAATATTATTAATGATTCATCTATTGATGATATTATTAATGGAAAACTTAAATTTGGTAAATTTGATGATAAAGAAATTGATAAAACCGAAGCTTTAATTCAAGATGCTATTGATTCGGCAACTAATACTAAAACTATAAATAAAAAAGTTAAAGAAAAAATAATTGATGCAGGATATGATGAAAAAGGAAATATTCCTAAAAATGAAAAAATTAAAATTATTAATGAAGTGAAAAATGAAATTAAAAATGAAGTTAAAAAAGAAACTAAAACTGAATTAAAAGAAATTATAAAAGAAAAAGGTAAAACCAAAAATTTAAATAATTTTATTGATGATTTAGTAGATCAAAAATTAGACTCTATTGAAAAAATTTCTATTAGTAATAAAATTCAAAATTTAATGGATGATATGAAAAATTTTTTGAAAAAACAAGATGAAACAAATTTGAAAAAACATTTTATAAATAAATTTGAATTATTAAAAAATTCTATTGATACTTTTCTTAAAATAAATCAAAATATTGATAATAATATTTTAAAAGAAGGAAAAAATATAATTAATTTAATTGATGATGAAATTAAAAGTAGAAAAAATGTTTTTAATTATCAATTAATTAAAAAAATTGAAAAATTAAAAGATAATATTGATAAATCAGAAACTCAAGATAATTTAAATGAATTAAAATTAGAAGGTGATAAACTTTTATTTAATATTGAAGAATTTTTAAAAGTAAAAGATAAAGGAATTATTAAAGAATTAGCAGAAGATAAATTAACTAAATTTAATAGATTATCAAATAATAGAAAACTTGATTATATGAGATTATATGGTGAAAAATATGCTAAAGAGATCGTGACTATTCCACAAGAACTTGAAACCTCAGATTTTCATTTATCAAGAGTCAATCCTATAAGAAAATTAGATGAAGACGGAGTAATGAGAACTTACCCCCCTAGAGATCCATATAGACAGGATGAGTCTATGAATGGATTAATTGATAAAGCAATTAGAATTGCTAAAGATCCTTCTTTTCCAAAATTTAATAGAAGATATCAAAGATTAAAAATTTTAAATATGGTTGATTACATACCAGAAATAAAAAGACGATTTCAAAATGATGAAAGAATAGCTAAATTAAGAAATTTAAGATTAGAACCAAAAATAAAAAAACCCAAAAAAGAAAAAAAGAAAAAAGAAAAAGTTATTGAACAAATACCACCAGATCCCAGATTTCAAGTTGATAATAGAAAAGATATAATTAAGGTTATTAATTTATTAATTAATGAACCAGATTTTAAACGATGGGCTATTGATGGTGAATTATCATTAAATGATATATCTAATGAAAAACAAGATGCTTTTGAAGAAGCAGAAGGATATTTAAATGATATTTGGGGATCAGAAATTAATAAAAAAGGCAATGAATGGACTATTATCGACTTTGTTGAAAAATTACAAAGTGAGGGAATGACTCTTCAAGAAATATTGAAAAATTTAAATTCTAAAATTAATATAATTACAAATGAATAAAATTAAATTATGATGGTATTGACTTTGGAGCAGTAGGTTATAATGATTATATTATTTATCAATTAACACAACCAGAAATTGCTAATGAAAAAAGAACTAATTATAGAAAACGTGCCCGATCAGTTATGGAAAAAACAAATAATAAATTAAGCCCTGCATCTCTTTCATATTATATTCTTTGGTAAAATATAATTTAAATAAATATATTTAAAAATATATTTAATAATACTTAATATAATGAATAATCAAAAATTTAAAAAATTAATTAATAAATTAGATAAAATAACTTATAACCCATATTCTGTAAAAAATTTAATTAAATCAATTATTATAAATGAATTTAAATATAATATTAATTTTAAAAATGGATTTGATAAATATATTAATTTAATTATTAAAAATAATATTGTACCTCATGTTCTTAATAGTTTAAAATATCATATGATTAGATGTGAACAATCATATTTAAATTTTTTAATTGATGTAAAAAGATGTGATTATATAAATATAAATGAATCAATTAATAAATTTATTTTTAATATAAATCAATTAATTAATAAACATATTTTAAACGATTCTTTTTTTTTAGAATAATTTAAAAAATATTTAGTTTAAAATTTTTTAAAAAATATTTTCTATAATAATATAATGAATAGTAATATAGAAAATATAATTGAACCTGAAAATAAATTTCAAAAATATGGTAAAATATATATGATTTATTCTGATAATGGACCATTAGTATATATTGGATCCATGTATCATTCAAAATATATTTCAAATAGAATGGGTTCACATAGATGCAAATATCGATTATATTTACAAGGTAAATACACATATATTACAAGTTTTAAATTATTTGATACTTACGGATTAGAAAATACAAAAGTTAAATTAGTTGAAAATTTTTCATGTAAAACAAAAAAAGAACTATTAGAACGTGAAGGATACTGGATAAGATATTATCAAAATTTAGGAAATTGTGTTAATAAAGTAATAAGTGGTAGAAATAGAAGCGATTATTTTAAAGAAAATAATTATCAACCGCAACGTGACTACTATATAAGAAATTATGATATTTTGAAAGAAAAAAGAAAAATTAAATATCAATTAGAAAAAGAAAAAAAAAATATTTAATCTTCACTTGATAATAATTTTATTTCTTTTTCACTACATATTACTTGGGGGTAATGTTTATATAAACAACACCAACGAGATTTTTGATTTTTACACCATTTAATTTCATCTTTACTTAATCCACAATAATTTTGTAATAAATATTTTAACCCATGAGATGATCCACTATGGGGAAACCAAACTAACATTGATGATTCATTTAATGCTCGTTTTGTAAAGATACCATTTGTTGGTAGATGGTTTGTCATCACACAATGTAGCATATTGTGTCGTCCTATTTCAAGACATCGATTAAGTAAATCATAAACTCCATTTTTTAATTTTTTATTAGTTCCACCTATAACGTCAATATCATCAAAAATTAAAACTGATCCTCTTGGAAACTCATTTAGATCTATAGGATTTTCAACGAAATTTTCTTCATCTACTTTTACTCTTAATAAACCTTCTAATTTATCTAAACTTGAGTCTTCATCTAGTGAACTAATTAAAAAAAATTGTGTTTCTTTTTTACGTTTTTTTAGTTCTGCACACCATCTATAAACAAACGTACTTTTTCCACTGCCGCTACTTCCTTGGACGTATACGACTTGACGAAAATTTACATCACAAATAGGCTGAATATTACCATTTTTTAAAGAAATCTTTGAAAATTCTTTAGAAATTAAATCTGCGGCGTCTTCATCTGAATTTACACTAATAATTTTATTATTTAAACTATCTTTTGATTGAATTTTTGCTAATTGGCGCCCTATTTTATCTAAATTTAATGATGCCATATATTAATAATTAAATAAGATTAGATTTTTTATATTAAAATAAATATTATTTAATATAAAAAAATTATTGTTTGCTCTGTTCTATTATATTTTCTAATAAATTATCAATTTTTTCTTGTTGTTTTTTTATTTTTTTTTCTTCATATTTTTTCTTTTGATACTCTTTCATATTATCGCGTCTCATATATTCTTTATGATAACCTGCTCCTTTATTTGCCCTCCAACGTGCTTGATATATTCTTCTTTTTTCTTCTTTTGATAAACTTTTCATTTTTTCCTTATCTAATTTTTCATTATATTTAATATCTTGTTGAATCTCATTTTTTAATTCTGTTTTTAATGTTCCATTTTTTATTTCATTCATTAATTCTTCTTTTAATTGTTGTTTTAATGTTTTTAAAATATTTTCTTCAATATCGATCGTAATATTAGGCATTATTAATATGTAGAAATTTTTTTTTAAATAAAAATTTTTTATATATTTTTTTTTAATAATTTATATTTATTTAAACTAAATTATTTTTATTAAATTTTAATATATTTGTAAAAATAATAAAATATTATCCACATTTATTACCCCCTATTTTTTATTATGATTGTATTACATCATAATAAAAATAAATAATAAAATAAATAATAAAATTCATCTATTTTTCACATCACGGGAGGGTTAACCCCTTTTTATGATGTTTTATTATATATATATATATGGGGTCTATATATATTTATAAGTTAATATAAAATATATATAAAGTATCCCTATTTTTTATTATGATTGTATTACATCATAATAAAAATAAATAATAAAATAAATAATAAAATTCATCTATTTTTCACATCACGGGAGGGTTAACCCCTTTTTATGATGTTTTATTATATATATATATATGGGGTCTATATATATTTATAAGTTAATATAAAATATATATAAAGTATCCCTATAGTGAAAATAGATGATATTTTTTAAAATATAAATTATTTTAATATTCATAATGGTTTTCACATCGTAATATGATATAGGGATGGTTATAGGGATGGTTTTAAAACCCTCCCTAAAATTAACAAAAATTTATTATATTTATTTTCAAATCATTATAATTGTAATATGTTATTATAAATTTAATAATAAATTTATAATAAATAATTTATTTATCTAAATCATTAATTTGTTCATTATCATTATCATTATCATCATATTCTATATGATCGCTTAAATTTTCAGTGTCCAAATCAATATAATATTTAGGATATGCTTGCTTTAGTAATTTTTTTCTTTCTTCAAGTTTAGGAATTTTATAATATATACTTGAATTTTTAACTGTTTCAAATCCGAGTTTTTTCATTTCTAAACCAAAGAGACAGGGAGTAAAAGCAGATGTAATACGCTTACTTTGGGAATATTCCCTTATAATATTGTATAATTTTGTTGATGAAATTTTGCAACCATTAGGACAATATGCTTGTGTATACCAGAAATGAATATAACCGGGCAATTTTTGAGCAATAACACGCGATTTATAATCAGTCATTGGTGGATCATTATTTTTAATATCTTTATATATCTCTGATTTATAGTGCTTAAAGAAACTAAATATTTTAGTAAGTTCATTATCATTTTTCAATATATTATAATATTCATTAATTATTGATTTATCTAATTTAAAATTAGGACATTCAACTAAATAATATCTTCGATCTCCAGGTTGTACGTTAAAGCTTAATTCATTATTAGTTGTGAAAATATAGTTAGCATAATCATTTATAACTTCTACATCAACACCTTTTCTTTCTTCATTTGTTTTAGTTGTTGAAATAATATTTTTAAGTTCATCCGCTAAATCTTTTTTGCTTGGTTTAATTTCATCACCATATATTAATAATTTATTACAAAGATGTGTATTAAAATTTCTTGACACATCATCAATTGTTGCCATTCTACCATAGTATCTATCAAATAATTTTATTAATAATTCAACAATACTATTTTTTCCGACACCGTGTAACTCAGAATACAAAACTATACCGTGATCTGTTTTTTGTGATGGATTATTTATGATCCAACTAATCCAACTATAAATATAATCTGTATCATTATTGAAAATATGATTAAACACTTTATCAACTATTTCATTTAATTTGGTTTCTTTAATATCAGAGTCATAGTTAAAACCATTGAATCTATTAAGATATTTATAATCTTTTACTTCAATAATACTTGGTAAATCAGGTCTAAATATTAATTTTTTATATTCTCTTCTGTTTTTATCTTCTAACCACATAGGAAAGAAATAATATGTTTTCTCCTTTTGTTGTTTGCCTATATGTTCAATTTGTTTAAAATTAACATTTAATTTTAGATTTTTATATTCTGCGATTGGTTGCGCTTTATAATCTGTCATAATTTCATCTGGTTCTGTATAAATTTGGGCATTTGATTGTTCTATAAAATGGTCTTCTTCAAATTTTTCTTTTTGTTCTTTATACCATTTTTCTAATGGTGTTAATTCTTTGATTAATTTATATTTTTTATTCATTTCCTCAAATGCTTCAAAATTATCTTCTTTAAGCCAATAATAAATAGTAGAAGTTGTTGCTTTTTTGCCCGATGATTTATCTTTTATATTATTCCAATGTTTGGTTAATTCATTTAAAGATACTTTTTTATGCTTGTTTGAGCGTCTTGAAAAATTAATAAATAATGGTTTATAATCTTCACCCAAATTTTTTAAAATAAAGCTACATAATAACCAAGTATCATAATTTTCAGATCTTGATTCTTCAACATTATTAAGTGCAAAATCAAGTTTATCCATTAATTCCTCACTTGGTTCTTCTTCTTTCTCATCTTTAATTTCTTCTTTAGTTTCATTATTTGGTTTAATATATTGTTGTTTTATTGGACTAGATAATTTTTCATTATGTGTGCTTGAAATTGTATAATATTTAACTAATTTTTCATATGTTATATCATCATTAAAATAATTAGTTAAATTTACTTTTTCTAATTCACTATTATAAATTTTACTTAAAATATAAGGTTCACAACCTGGTTTTCTTGATCCATATAATAACCAACCATTAGAAGATACAACTGCTTTATCAATTATATTATCAGTCTTATTTATAAATTCATCAAATAATCCGTCTTCCTCACAACTTTTTACTACATATTCTCTTATCTTGTGTCTTATATCACTATTAGTTATAATATTTCTAAACATGATGTGAAAACCATCTTTAATTTCAGTTTCTTTTTTTGTTGGTTTATTCTTCTCAAAAACTGAAGATTCCAATTTATTATTATCAACATTTAAATAATGATTAATAGCTTTAATATATTTTTTAATTATATTTCTAATCATTTTTTTATTATATAATCTTTGATCATCTTTTACCTTATCACTAGATTGTATAAGGTCAATATCAATTAATATACATGAGTATTCTTTTTGTATTTCAATAATAGAAAAATTATCAAATCCTAAATCTAATGCTTTGTAATATAGAGTTAAAAACTCTTTGCGTTTTAATTTATCTAATTTAAAGTTACCTTGTAAAACTTCACCATATGATCGATGGGTTGCTTCATGTTTATTTTCATAATCCAATCGACAAGTTTCTAATAAATCGATGACATTCTTAACGGCTTGGTTCATTTCGAAAGATTGAGTAGAGTTTATATGGCTTAACATTATATTATAATAATATAGAAAATATTTTTTAAATAATTTTTTTTTAAACGTTTAATTTATTAAAATTATTTTTAATAAAATAATTTTAATAATATATTTTTATAGTATATTTTTAATTAAAAATTAATATTAGAAATTATTTATTTTTATCAAAATTATTAAATGAAACTTCAATAAATAAATGTTTGTTTTTCTCAGTTACAAAAATTTTATCTATATTTTCATCAGATGTTGTCGAAGTATCTAATAAAATAATTTTATTTTGTTGATAATTTTCTAATTTAATTTTAAAAAATTTATAAATAGTCCCATAATCATTTTGTTTTAATTCTATTATTTTTTTAAAAATAGCTTTTGATGATTTCCTAAATTTTCCCGTTATATCTTTAAAATGTGTTAAATCATCATATACTATCTTAATAAATGAACTAAATTTTAAATTTTCACTTAATCCATAGTATTTTTTATGATGATTAAATAATTGTTTACAATCGGCAAAAATTGTTTTTAGATTAATATTATCTGACATTATATTATTTAAGAAAAAATTTTAAATATTTATTAAATTAAAATTTCTAATTAATCAAAAATAAAGAAGAGACTAAAACTATAAAAAAAACATTATATTTTTAGATTTTTTCTGTTAATAAAATCAAGGGCTGCTTTATTAATATCTTTTCTAAAATCTTTAATAAATTTATCTATATTTTGTAATTTATCATCAATTTTTAATTCTTTTAAATTTAATAAAGCCTTTTTCTTTGTCATATCATCTGAATAAATAGATAATACATTTTTAATAGCATCTAAATTTGAAATAATCTGATATTTAGCTCCAATATCACTATTAAAAAATTCACTTAATAATTTAAGCATTTTATAATTATTTGTTTGTTTAAAAATACTAAAAAAACGTTTTAATATTTTATAATAATTTTTTTCTTTTTTTAATTCAATAATATCATTTTTAAAACTATCAATAATATTTTCTTTTTTTCCAAATCCTAATTTATAAATAATTGAAATTTCAGTAAATCTATTTTTTATTCTTGCGATTAAATCTAATTTTATAAAATCAACTCCCATATTAAATTTTTTTTCAAAATCTTCATAATCAAATTTTTGATTATAAAACCACCTAAATTTTTTTCCATTAAGTAGTTGAAGTTTTAATTCTGTAAAATATAAATCATTATTTGTAAAAATATTTTCTAATATATTTTCTAATTTTTTATAAACTTGTTCTGCATTCATTTCTTTTTCAGGTTTTAAAAATAAATCATAATCACTATAAAATTGTTGACTTTTTAAACTCGCACTACCAGCTATTGTTGGTAATTTGCCATTCAATTTTAACATTGAAACTAATTTTTTTAATTCATCATCAAATTCATTTTTATTTCTTAATTGTAAAACATTCATATTAATATAAATTATAAAATTAATTTATATTAAAATCTATTATTTAAATTTAAAAATAGTATAATCATATTCTTCTATTGGTTGATAAGCCATACCCAAATTACCAAATCTATTTAATGGTTTATTTGGTTTTCCTTTAGCCTCCATTTTTGGTGCTTTTCCTTTTGCTTCATTAAATTTTTTAAGTTTTTCTTCATATTCTTTCATTTTTTCATTATAAATTGATTCTTGAATTAAATATGGTCTCATTCTAATATAATATTTATTTTTCTTTGTTTCATAATCATTTAATTGTTCTTTATAATCATCAATATCAATAAAATCAGTCATTATTTTATAAAAATTTTTTATATCATTCCATTCTTTTTCAAATTTAACAGAATTTATTCTTTCTCTCAGATCGCCTGGTAAATTTTTATTTCCCAATAATTCAGAATATTTAGTTATAAGTTTACCATAATTATATTTTACTTTATCACGATTTGTTCTTATCAAAGATTGCGCATCATTATATGTTTTTTTATTAAAAATAGGATCTAAATAATTTATAAGATTTTCTAAATCCTTAATAGTATCTTCCGTAATATTATAAACTCCAACAATTGGTGGTTTAGGTTCTGAGATTTTGGGTTCCTTTGGTTTCTCTGGTTTTTCTGGTTCTTCAATATCTGGTTCAGTGACTGGTTCAGTGACTGGTTCAGTGACTGGTTCAGTGACTGGTTCAGTGACTGGTTCAGTGACTGGTTCAGTGACTGGTTCAATTAATTCATCATCTTCTTCTAAATCAATTTCTGGTTCATCTTCTTTATCAATATATTTACCTGTTAATTCTTCTAATATACCTTTAGAAAAATTAGTTAGTTCATTTAATACATCATAATATTCGTCATCATCTAAGGCTTCACCATTGAGTAAATCTTCAATATTACCTGGTACTATAATTTTTTCAGTATCAAAAAATTCCTTAAAAATATTTAAATATTGTTCTAAATGAGTTTTTTTACCTAAAGGTAATTTGTCATAGGGAGTTCTAGTTTTAAGTAAATCCCTAAAAAATAAAATACCTTCTATAATATCATTAAATTTATCATCAATTAAATCTTCTAAATCTTCATCTTTAGGTTTTATATTAATTTTATCTTTTTTAATTTCAATTTCTATATCACCAATATTTCCTGAATCTTCAATTTGTTCAGCGGTATTCATTAATGCAGTTTCATTTTTAGAAATACCTAAATTATTAATATTATATGGAACTCTATCAAATATTCTATTATAGGAACCTAAAATTTCTTTTTCTTTTTGTTTTCCTTTTGCGACTTCTGAAGGAATACCATAATTTTTTAATGAAAGATTTAAAATTTCTTGTTGATTATCTGATAATTCCAAAATATAATCTGTTACATTAACTTGTAATCTGGATTCTGTTAATAATTCAAATGAATTGTTAAAAATAGAAGAATAAATAGTTCTATATAATCCTATAGTTTTTACAATACGAGCTAAATAATCATTTTGAAAAATTTTATAAACTGGATCATCTTCTTCTAATGAATAATTATATAAATATAATTCAATTAATTCATATAATCTACCTAAATTTTGTTCAATATTAGGTAAAATTTCGTTCATTTTAGTTTTTAATTCATTTCTAGTATCACTAGTAATTTTAGGATCTCTATAAGAATTAATTAATATATTATAATCTTTAATAAGTGAGAAATTAGAGGAAATTTTATCTAAATTATCTCTTAATAATTTTCTATCAACTGTTTCACTAGTGTTAAATTCACCTAAAATATTAATAAGTGCTTGTGTGTCTTCTTCTAATCTTTTATTAAATTTATCTATTTCTAAATTAAATCTATTAATAGATGAAATGTCTCTAGGTTGTTTTGGTAAAATAGTTTGTTCATAGTTTCTAATCTGATTTTGTAAATTAGCAATTACACGACGTTTTGCGTTGTTTTCTTCATCTCGTATATCTTGAATTTGTCTACGTCTTAGATCCATATATTATTTAATAATAGATTTTAATTTATTATTAAATATTTTTTGTTTATTAATCTAATAAATTATTTTCTTTAATATATTTAGATGCTCCACCAAGAGTCATTCCTTGTTCTTTCATTAATTTTCTTACCATATCACTTCTTTTTTTCATTTTGTCTGTTTGTTGTTTTTTTGTTTTCATACCTTTTTTTGCCCCACCTACAACAATAATTTTTTCATCAGAATCACAACAACCACCAGACATTCGACTAGCTGGCATTTCTTGAGTACTTGGTCTATTCATCAGTTGTACTCCGCCCATCATTTTTGTTTTTCTTCCACGTGTTTTTTTTGCCATACCTAAATAATCACTTCCTCCTTTCATATACATAGCTTCACCTTCCATAGCGCCACCTTTTAATTTAGATAAATCATCATATGACATTTTACCTGATCCAATCATTTTTTCCACTACTTTTGTTACCACTGGTACAATTGCTGGAACTACTAATGACATTACTAATGGTAACCATGCGAAACCACCTTCCATTTTATCTTTATTATTTTTTTTCATCATACCACTTCCAACATCTGAATTATAAGGACCTTTTGGCATGTCATAAGAACTAGACATAATTTCAGGAGCTTGTTTTGTTTTATTTTGAAAATCAATAAATTTTTGATTAATATTATCTAATTGTTTTTTAGTTCTTCTTCCTCTTTGAGTATCAAACATAGTATATTATAATAATTTAGATTTTAATAAATTTAAATTATTATATTATTTAAAAATTAGTATTTTTTCTTAAAACCATATAATTAACATCTTGAGTAGCACCACTTAATAAAGAAAAACCAGTTGCAAAAACAACATCATTGATTGGTATAACTGTTCTATCTGTACCAGCAGCCGAACAAATAATTAAATCTTTATTAACTAACATTGAAGGAGAAGTAACACTTCCACCAGTATTTACAATTGTAGAAACACCAGTAACACAATTGACTTGACCAGCATATTTTAATTCATAACCAGAAGTAAGATTAGACATTTTATATTATATTAATAAATAAGATATTTTTATTTATTAATAATAAATTATTTCTTAATAATTTTTTTTTATTTTAATCTTTTCATTAGTCCTCCGGCAACTCCGGCGCCAGCCCGGCCATCACCCATTAATGACTTGGCGCCTTTAGCTAAACTTGGGGCGATTTCACATATTTTTTCTACAACCTTTGGAGCATTGGAAACACCAGCCTTCAACATACTAGCTAAATTTTCCATCCATCCTTTACCTACCAGTCTTCTCATATCAGCTTCTGGTAATGGTTCTAACTGTTGAGCATCAAGAACATCTTGACGTGTTAAAATTCCAGTATATGAACTAGATGTACCACGTTCAGAGACAAATAGCCCTACATTGACAGTTGCTAAACATAAAACTACATCTTGATTATTAGCAGTATTATTTTGAACAGATGCATTCACTTGTAAATTGAAATTACCTAAAGAACCGATACTTAGAAAATCTTCAGTAACTACAATATCTTTACAGAATTCAAGAATAATAGGACCACCACATAAATTAACTTTATTATACCCAGAATTAGCATTACTAATATTTGAATTTCCTTTACCGGACCACTCTAAATATGGCATATGTAAATTATTATGTGCTGAAATTCTATAAAGGTCTTGTTGAGTAGCGCTAGATAAAATTCCAGATTGATTGTTAAATTGAATTGTGAGTGCATCGATAGCAAAGAACTGATCCGCATCTCTATATGCAACTCTATTATTTTTACGAGCCCAAACAATTAAATATTGAGGTATCTGAGAAATTTGAATTGTAGCACTATTAAGTTGTTTTCTATCATTAGCATTAACAGTAACTGCACTATTTGTAAAACGAGGAATTTCATAATATTTCACAGGTTGTCTTGATGCGATCAATTGTGAGGGCTTTGGTGAAATAAAATTAAACAATAATTCGGCAGTTTCAAATTTATTAATAGTTACTGAATCAACAAATCCATTAGAATTTCTCCAAATTCTAGGATTAGTTAACATATTGATGTTAAATGAAATAGACTGGATACCATAAAGTCCAACTTCATCATTTTCACATGGAGCATAAGTAAATGGTGACATCATTAATGGTTCGGTAAAGGTAGCAGTAACGTATACATCATTAGAACTAACAGTAGGAGCTACTACAGTTTGACCAGGAGGGTTCGAGCTTATAGAATCAATAACCCATGATCCACGAGGAAGTAATTTTGAATAAGCACTATTATTATAAGAGCCTAAAGGATTATTATTAGCATTAACACCATCGGCATAATCAAAATATTTATCTTGATAAGTTGGTGTATAAGAGTTATAATGACCTAGATCTTCTTCAGAAAACATTTTTTGAATAGGTAATAGTAAATCTTCAGTTTGGAAGTTTACTTGTGTAGAGTTAATCTGAGCCGACATATTCTGAACACAATTATGCAAAGGGAAAGGGGCGAAGGCGTCAGTTTTACCATAATTAATTAAAAAGTCAGTTGAACCCCTATTAGCTTGAGCACCAGTAATTTTTAAAACTACTTTACAACGCCACAAAACACGACGATCTACAGCTACACTCTCAGATGGTATCTGAACACTAAAAACCTGAGAATTAGGAGTAGCAGATAAAGCGGCAAATGTTTGATAATTTACGGACTGACCACCCCTGAAAACACCAAACTTAATTTTATTTTTAAAATCAAGTTTATCATCGGTAATTAAAACTTTTTCAAAATCGTTAGACATATTATATTAATTAATAAGATAAAAAAATTTATAAAAATATAATTAAATTAATTTTTGATAAAACTAAAATATTTTTATAATTTTCTAAATATAAATTTTATAGTCCTAAAATTGACGTGGCTATAATGTGATGTTTCCAACATCTTTTCTTTGGAAAAGTAATTTTACACTACAGAAACCACCTTGTTTAAGTTCAAATGGGTATAAATTACCAAAACGATCCCCCCAATAAATATTAATTTGAACAGCATTTAATGGGCTCGTTCCGTATAAATCTTGAAAGCGGAAAGGACCAGCAGTCTGAAAATGAATCTGAGGCTTATATGTGTTAGCATTATCAAAAGGAACTATAAAATCAGTCAATACATTTTCAATATTTGCCACATTACCAGTTGAAACTTGATTTGTATCTGAACCAAAAGGAATGGCATTTGGAGTGCCAGTACTTACAACAGGAAGTAAACCTGATGTAGTAAAAACAATTCTTTGCACAGGATTCCATAGAGCAACCGTGCTTTGTCCTTCCCCATACATTTGGATCGCGTTATATGTAGGATAAATAAAAATATTAGAACTTGAAGGTGTAGTATAAATATTTAATAAATAATTTTTACCATTTGTAATATTAGAATTTGAACCATAATTAATTGTTTGAAAATTATTAAATAAAGTAAAACATGCGTTATTCAAATAAATTTTAATTGGATTAGCTAATGTTTCATCATAACCAACTTGATCGGCATTAAATACAAGATTAAAATTATATGGATCAATCTCAAAAAAGGGTTTATTAGCACTAGGAAGAGAACCACCAACACCAGTAACAAGGGCATTTAATCCATCATAACAACTAGATAAAGCAGTGTTAATCATTTGTACAAATTTTTGAAATGTATTAATATAATAATATTTAATGCCACTTGTTGAGGCTTGCCAATTACCTGAAACCTGAATGGGATCAGCTTGTGATAAATCTTGCGGCACAAATATTACGAATTGTTGAAATTCATAAGTAGTTCCTAAATAAGTATAAGTCATAGTAAAAGAATAAGAAGTTAAATTTTTATTATTTTGGTTAATTTGTATATCTGGAATAACACAAGGTAAAGCAGAAGAATCTAAGGCAAATCTAACAACGGCTAATTGATACAATGAAGGTTGATTTAAATAAGGTTCGTTTCTGATTTCGTTGAATCTTACTGGTACGGTTTGTTGAGCATTTGGATTATTAGAGTTTTGAACTATATTTAAATCTAAATATTGACTTAATGGAAAACGTTCAGTTGATAAGCTAGACATTATTTATTAATTATTATTAGATA